GGTTCAGGCAATGCTACACTGTATTTTGCTGGTAGTGCTGTTCAAGACATAGCAGGTGGTGTTGGTTTAACAATCACAGCAGTGCCTTTTACAATGATATTGACACAACAAAATCAAAGTTTCACTATAGGCGCAGGTGGTATAGGCAGTTTCAATGTGGAGATGCGTGAAGTATGGTAAAGTCATTTAGAGATGATTATCCTGACATACGCAATGAGTATTCAAGAGATCATAATTTTGCTGTAGACCTAATAGAATTAGAAACTGTGACCTCAACTGGTGCGTCTGATCCTGTGAGAATATGTAGTGGCATGATTGACATTGAATATCTCAGCAACACATATACAGCACAAGGTGAATTTTTAGGATACACCAACATTCAAGAAAATTATGATGTAAAAGTGGGCAGGATCACTGTGAGTTTGAGTGGACTGTCAAATGACTTTGTGAGTAGATTTTCAACTATAGATCAAGTAGGGCAAAAAGTCACAGTAAGCAAAGTGTTTTTAGATCTAAACACATTGGACATTATAAGCAACTATGCTATCATCATGTATAAGGGTGAAATAGTGAATACCAGCATACAAGAAAGCGCAGAAACCTGTAGTGTTGCTGTGGAATGTGCCAGTGTGTTTGCTGACTTTGAAAGATTAGCAGGTAGAAAAACCACAGACTGGAGCAATTGGTATTTCCAAGATGCGCAGTATGATACAGCGTTTGAAAAAGCAGGCTTTGTAGGGCAAACAGAGTTCCTTTGGGGGCGAGATGAATGATTTATTTAAAAGGACCATATGGATACAAAGGAGTGTTGTCAAATGATAGTTAGAGCAATGAGACCTGATGAAATAGATGTGACAGTTAATCTATTTCGCTATTATGCCCAAGAAGCAGAACAAGCAAATCCAAGATTTGGTGATGAGTTTGATGTCAACAGTGTTATCAAAACCATTAGACACAGGACCATAAATCCTATGAACATATGGTTGAATTTGTATGACCAGTCAAGACCTGTAGGATTCATCACAGGATCAGTAGCACAATGTCCGTGGAATCACGATATATTCTACGCACACACAGAAATGTTCTTTATACTACGTGAACATAGAAACATGAATACATTCCGTCAATTGGTAGACGAGTTTGAAACCTGGGCAAGACAGTTCAATGCTCAATTGATCAGTGCCAGTGATATGGGTGTTGATCCAGATAGAACACAAAAAGTGTTTTCACACTTGGGTTTCAAAGACGGAACATTCTTATACAGGGAGTGCGCATAAATGGGTTTTATAGTAGCAGCAATTGCCGCAGTTGTTAATTTTATTGTAGCAGCAGCGCCAGCAGTCATAGCGTTTGTAAAAGCAAACATAGCTGTAGTAGCAGCAGTGGCAGCAGTTGTTGCTGCTCCTTTCATTGGTGGCTTGTTTTCAATGCCAGACATACCCACAGGTGGCAGTGAAGCAGAGCGTCAACAGGGTGTTTTGCTTACTACATTTGGCAGTGAACAGCACATACCTGTGGTATATGGATACAGAAAAGTTGGTGGCAACATCACATTTGCTGAAACAGGATCAGTTGATAACAAATACTTGTGGGTAGCATACGCACTGTCAGAAGGGCCAATTGAAGGCTTGCGTGAACTGTTTTTGGATGATCACCAACTGCCAGCCAGCATAGTAGCAGATCTAAACGCAGGTAAAACTGTGAACATTACAGAAGGCAAATACAAAGATCGTGTTCAACTACAGTTCAGCCATGGTGTGTATTTTGATAATCCAAGAAACTCACAAGTAGGCACTTGGAGTATCTGTAGTGAAGCACCAAGTTGGAAGCCCAGCATGGTTTACAATGGTTTGGCAGTTATCTTTGCCAGATACGAATGGAAAAAGATTGAAACACAAGACGATGCTGATGCCAACCCGTTTTCAGGTAACATACCATCACTACAAACCACGCTGTTGGGTAGAAAAGTTGCCAGCATAAGCTCAGCCACTGATACAGCATATGGTTCAAGAACAGAACGCTACAGCACAAACCCTGTGGAGCATCTTGTGGATTATCTTTCAAATCCACGCTACGGTAAGGGTTTGGTGCCCACAGACATTGACTGGGATCAAGCACTGTTGAGTGCTAACAAGTGTAATCAAAGAGTTGAATATGTATCAGGTGTGTATGGTGCTATTCTAACTTCAAACATAGTTGTAGACACAGCACAAACACTGATGAACAACACCAAGAGTTTGTTGGCTACCTTTAGAGGTTATATGCCTTTCAGCCAAGGTGAATACAGGATACGTGTTGAAGATGCTGGCAATGAATCAGACATACTGTCAGGATCAGCTACCATTGTGAGAACATTCACAGAAGACAACATAATTGACAACATTACATTTTCAAGTGTGGACAAGTCAAACAAATACAATGCTGTAAAAGTCAGCTATGTAGATCCAGATGACAAATGGAGCAACCAAACTGTTATCTATCCTGAATCAGAATCAGATAGAGCATACTACAGAGGCTTGGATGGCGGTAGAGAGAATGTAGCAGAAGTATTCTTTCCTGGCATTACAAACTATGCTATTGCCAAAGACATGGCAAGACTGTTGTTCAACAAATCACGCTTCCAAGAAACCTGTGCGTTTACAGCAGATTCAAGCGCATTGGATCTTGAAGTTGGAGACAACATTTACATCCAAAGCAAGCATCTTAACTTTTCTACTACACCATGGAGAGTTGTCTCTTTAAATATAAAAAATGATATGAGCGTGGAAGTTGGATGTATCAAGAACCAAGATTCAATCTATCCACACACAAGAGTGGGTGAAGAAGACATAGTAGAGCCAGTGTATGTGCCAAGAGGTGCTACAATCTACTATCCAGCAGTTCAAACCAGTGTAGCAGTTGGATTAGCACCACCTACAAACGCTGTTGTGCCAGTTATACATTCACCGCCAAGCATTATAGGTATTGATCCAAACTATTTTGCCAGTGCTGGTGTAAACACTGTCACAGTGTTTGGTAGTAATTTCCAAACAGGTTTGACTGCTGTTTTTATAGGCGATGATGGCACAAGTTATACACCTACAAGCACCACAAGAAATTCAACTGGTCAGGTCACATTAGAGACCACAGCAAGTATGACAGATGCCAATCAACCATATGATATACGCATCACAAACTCATCAACATATGGCAGTTTGAGTGCGCAATTCAACAACTGTTTGAACGTTGATGGCAGTGCTCCACCAGCAGTCACAGATCCTGTGGACAATCCACCTACACAAGATCCACCTGTTGTAGAAGATCCAGATGAACCAGATATTACACCAGATCCTACAGATCCCCCAGATGAAGGTGATGGACCAAACACACAACCACCACAAGAGCCAGAACCAGAACCACTGAATGATATACTTGAAATCACACAAAGTGAAGTGTTTACAAACAGTGTAGGACAAACTTTTGTGCGTTTGACAGGCACACAACCACAAAACTCAGCATACAGCAGTGTAAAGATCTATTACAAACGCTACGGTGGTGTTGACACTGTGTATCAGCAGGTTGAGATTACAACCAAAGCAGGCGGTGGTGAAAACATTGTGTTTGAAATTGGACCACTGTTGGAAAACTTCAACTATGAGTTTATTTCAAGAGTAAAATATGTCACAGGTGAAAGCAGTGAGCGTGTTAACAAGTTCTTTGTTCAAACCACACCAGGTGAGATAGCAGATCCAAGAGACTTTATAGAAGCAGCCAGCACAGGTTGGCCCAGTGATCCAGGCGAGTTCACAGCAAGACGTGATAACAGTGTGGACAACATAACTGCTACAACTCTAACCACTGGTGGTAATCCAAGAGATCCAAGAGAGTTAGAAATTACAGTATCACAGACTGTAGCATATGAACCAGCAAACTATGACATAGCAGGTCTAAAAATATATTCAAGAAGCATCACACAAACAGCATTTGAAGTCAATGAATACGCATTCACAGACGGCTATCAACCAGGCACGGAAGTCACATTCACTGTGCCAAATGATTTGGGCAATAGAGTATATCCAGGCACACCAACAGACAATCAACAAAACTTTGATTTTGTGTTCCGTTGGTATTACAAAGATGGCACTGAAAGCACAAAACAAACACGCTATATGAATGTGCCTGTAGAAGTCAACTTGGGCAGCTACAGTTTCAATCCACTGTTGACCACTATGGTTATCAAAGAAACTGTAGATGACTTTTTTATTACAATAGCAGATCCAAGTGCGCCAAGTGCTGCTGCTGATATGACTGTCAACATTTTAGGTGTTGGTGCTTGGAATCAAAGAGGCAGTGATGAACAACGCTTCTATATACAACCACCAGATATCAGTGTGTTGAATGATTGGGCAGGTATGAGATTCCGCAGTAGAGCAGTTATACCTGGACAAGATCCTGAGTTTGAAGAATACACAGAAACCAACATACAGATTTCACCTACAGGGGGCAACGCATTCTATATCGTGCCAACTGTGTTTGAACAAGAAAGAGAGTGGGTTGTGACACCTATGTATAGATCATCAGGTCAAAGGGTAGACAGCACACAAAGTTGGTATGGCAAGGGCTATGTATCCGCAAGAGGCACTGGTCCAGATGTGCCAAACATACTGTTAGGAGACAATTCACCCAACTGGTATAGCAAATTCAACTGGAGATCAATGACCACAGCAGACGCACTCAACACCATTGATGAAGCATTTCCTGCTCCACCAAATCCAAGAGTTCAACTGTTGAAATATGAA